CTATTTACAATAAATGTTAAAGGATTTCCACTAGGCAAACTATTCCACCATAGGTATATAATATCATAAAATATATGTGCTGATTGGAGGATTTCGTAAAACAAAATCTCTCTCACCAAACGATTACTCTTTCCATCAGCATACAACTTCGAAATTAAATCACAAATTGCGACTAAAACTTGACACATCTCAGAACCATCCAAGCACTTAATATCACCATCAAAAGCTTTCTTCCCTCTACTCTGTAGATCCCGGGCTAATAAATCCCAGGAAGGAGAGTAGGAATTTAGTCCTCCAGTGATACCAGTTTCCATATGTCTCGTCGACATACGCACACAAAAGTCATAGAAAAACATTCTAAAAGCTATCTGCAAGTCTAATGGACATGCTGATATAAGTCTGGTCATTCCTTTATGCACTTTCTCATGTTTACGTCTCTCATCCTTCAAATGGTCCACATATACATGCGGTAACCGAATCCCTTCTCGGGCCTTATCTATCATATTAACGACCACCCTCTCCAACTCCTTAGCTTGAGGTCTCTCAAAATCTATTTCGTCACCTTTACCAAACCACCATTCCTTTCCAGAATAGCCAGGCGGGCTATCCAAACACCATGGGTATCCAGCAGACGTCTGCATATTTATCTTCTCACAATATTCAATCTCACAATCACCTGACACAGCCTTCTTAAAATCGAAAACTTCTAACGGCTTTGTTCCTTCTTTAAATATTGTACTATGCAAACCAGAATAAAGGTGTTGCGCAGCAATGTCCACTACCTCCTGATCTAATAGTTGGGAGTTCTGACAATACTTCTCAGTCGCATTCTTCCTAGGATCAATATATACACCATCCTCTTCAAAAGGATGTAACTTTGCTGGAGCTGTCAAAGGCTCCATCCAAGTACCATATAAACGTGATCTCCGTAATTTAGTCTTGGTGCTATGATGCACCGCCCTGTTTACTCTGCCTACAGGTAAAAAGTTGCCAGTAAATGGAAAGTCAGACATCTGTGCCACACACATATCGTTATAATCAGCTATAATAGAATCATCCCTAACTAAAGTCAGAGCTTCTTCCAAATCTTCAGCCGTCACAGCAGCCGAAATACCCATTCCACGATTATCG